AATATGTAGTACCTACTTCTAAGGGTAGGACTATTGGTGAGAAGGGTACTAGATTCTTAAATAACGTAGGAGGATAGTATGAAGTATATAGAGTCAACTATCAGAGGTGATCATGGATATCTATTACCTATGGGTGATATGCATTTAGGTGATAAGATGTGTGATATCAAGAGGATCAAAGACCACGTAGACTGGGTTAAAGAGAGGAAGAACACTAGAGTATTTCTAATGGGAGATATACTCAATGTAGCTACTACTAGTTCTAAGTCTTCTGTGTTTAACCAAAACATGACACTTGATGAACAAATAGAAGCAGCTATATTATTGTTTAAACCTATAGCTAAACAGATTATAGGTTGTATATCTGGTAATCATGAACAAAGACTAGAACACTTTGTAGGTTATAATCCTCTAATACCTATATGTCATAGACTCAAGATAGCTTATTTAGAGTACTCTGCTGTTATGGCAATAAGAGTTGGTAAGAAACCTAATATATATGTAGGTTATGCTCATCATACTACAGGTGGTGGAGGTACACCAGGTGGTAAGATGAATAGAGTAGCTAAGTTAAGAGAGTTAGTATCAAATGCTGACTTCTATCTTGGTGCTCACAATCATATGTTAGGTGTTATACCTGCAGAGACTAGAGTTATTGATGTACAGAAGAAGTGTATCACCAGGAAGAGACAGTTATTCATAGACTGTGGTTCTTTCTTAGGGTGGGATGAGAGTTATGCTGAAGCTAAGCAGATGATACCAACTAAGTTAGGATCACCTAGGATTAGGTTATCTGGTACTAACAAGAGAGATGTTCACTGTTCAATATAGGAGTAGCAATGAAGAAACCTAAACCAGTATGTGTTAAGTGGGAGGATGCTGTCACTCTAAATAATAATGATTTAGCTGGAGTCAAGAAACATGAGCCAGAGATAGTAATAACATATGGTATATTACACAAGACTAAGAAATATATCATAATAGAAACCCATGATGGTGGTAAGAATGCGGAGAGTAGTGACTTCTTAAAGATTCCAATAGAGTTAGTTAGAGAGATAATAGTGTTACAAGAGATATATAAGAAGGAGGTATAGTGGAGTTACCAAATGATCTACCAGCAGAGCCAAGACGATTAAAGACATTATGTGGTACACTTAATCTTATATTAAATAGGTATGAAGATAGACTAGTACGAATAGAGATACATCTAGGTAAAGGTGGTAGTTGCCAATGTGAGATGCTATTAGGTATAGGTACACTCATATCAGGTATACTACAGAATGGTAACTACTTCCAGATCAAGAATACCTTAGAAGAGTTGTTACAGATTAATTGTGGTAATCATATACATAATATAGGAGAGCGTGGTTATTATAAGAAGGCTGATAAGTACTTCTCTTGTATAGATTGGATAATTGATATAGTATTAACTATAAAGAAGGAGGAATATGATAGAGAGCAAGTGGACAAAGCAGTGGAAGAAACAAAGAAGAGAGATGAACAAGTCTCATGCGTGGAGCATGACGCCAAGTGAGTATAAAGCTTATAACAAATCCATCAAAGAGTATCGGAAGAAGAAGTTATCTTATGATACTAGAGCATGGGTAGATAGAGAGGAAGTATGAAAGAGCCGATTGATTATTGGATGGAGAAACATAGCGTTAACTGTTACTTTTGCGGTGTTTTAGTAGATGAGAGAGAGTGCTATGACGCAAATGTATGGAATAATAACGATGGTGGGGGTATATGTGAAGATTGCCAAATACATAAAGAGGCTGAACAGTTAAAAAAAAAGGAGTAGTAAATAATGTCTAAACATTGTTGGCAGAAAAGAAAACAGGATAGGGGGAGAGATGCCAGGACAACAAAAGAAAGCTAAGTTAGTTTTAATGGGCAAGCCAGCATTTAAAAGAAACGGGTGTTTTGGTAAGCCTAATCAGACAAAGACAGGGATTGACAGTAAGGAATGGAAGGAGGAGTGCCGTGCTAAAAGATGAGTTGGAGAAGATATTGCACGATGAGTATGGAGGTACAGCAAGGTTTAGTAGTGAACGAGAGATGTTGGGGTTATGAAGATATTTTATATAGTCTGTTTTATTGTTTTTATAACAGGGTGGATTGCTTTTGCTATCAACCATTTTACTAAGTGAACAAAGTGAAGGTAAGGGGGAATGATGAATAAGTATCAATGTAAGTATTGTGATAAACCTAGAGAGTTTGTTAGATTCATAGGTACACCTTCAGTTAGAGAGAATGTATGCTTTGACAAAGAGTGTGATATGAAGAGTCAAGTTAGACATGGCGTGTATAAGCCTATAATAGGTACAAGATAATGCCTTGCGAAAACTATAAGCCTGAGTATCCGTACAATAGTATAGTATTACCATACTCATATAACTATATAGAAGCATATCTAACATATGCTTGTAATATGAAGTGTGACTATTGTATCAATAAATACAGTAATAAACCTAAGAGCAAGCAGCTATCTGGTACGGAGTGGGTGAAGAACCTTAATAGGATTGCAGCTCGATCTGATCTCCCTATTACATTGGGAGGCGGTGAGCCTACAATGCACCCTGACTTCTATGAAATAGTTAATAGGATAGACCCTAGTATCAAGCTAGACCTACTCACTAATGGTATGTTTGATGTAAGAAAGTTTTGCATCTTATGTACACCCCGACAGATTCAAGAGAGATGCTAAGTATGCATCAATACGTATAAGCTTCCATCCAGGGTATAGTGATGTAAGTAAGCTTATATATAATACTGAGTTCTTGTTGACTAGAGGATATAGTGTAGGTATATGGGCTGTAAATCATCCTGAGCATGTACATCTTATTAAGCTTGTACGTAAGATATCAGGTAAGGCAAAGATAGACTTTAGGCTTAAAGAGTACTTAGGTATGTATGAGGGTAAGATGTATGGTACATATACATATCCATATGCTGTAGATGGTGTAGCTAAGGAACGTCTATGTCAACCTACTGAGCTGCTGATAGCTCCCAATGGTGATATACATAGGTGTCACTATTGTTTATACAAGGGTACTGATGCATATGCCAATATACAAGATGTTCTAGTAAAACCGCAAGACTTCTACAAGAAATGTGAGTCTTGTGGCTTATGTAACTTATGTGATATCAAGAGCAAGTTCAATAGGTTTCAAGAGCTTGGTCATTGTTCAGTTAATATAATACCAACTGGGGAACCTAAATGAGAACATGTGATATAGGATTAGGACTGACAGGAGACCCTCTAATAGAACAGATGGGTAAAGCAAAGGATACTAGGAAAGCCTTAGCTGAAGGTATTATATATGAGCATACTATACTCATGATAGCTGCTGATCCTGGTTGTGGTAAGAGTACAGTATCTACACAGTTAGCTATAGAGTTAGCTGCAGGTGTACCTGTATTTGGTATGTATAATGTACCTAAACCATTGAGGGTACTATATGTACAGACAGAGAGACCTATACTAGAGTTCTTAGAAAGAGCAGAGACTATTAATAAGTATATACCTATTAATGAGAATAATCTAGTAGTTACTGATGAATATAAAGTTTTGAATCTCCTTAACATCGAGCATGTTCGGGTTTTCATCGAATGCATTCATCGGGATTGCCCAGGAGTCGATATCATCTTCATAGACCCTATATATCCTATGGTGAGTGGGGGATTAAGCAAGGATGAACCTGCATCTGCCTTCACCAAGGCTATGAGCTTGGTGCAAAAGGAGACTGGTGCTGTATTATACTATAATCATCATACTGTTAAGCAGGGATATGACCAACAAGGCAACAAAGTAGAGAGGGATGACCCCTTTTATGGCTCACAGTGGTTAAAAGCTCATGTTACAGCATCTTATTATATGAAAGAGAAGGGTGATGTAGGAGTATCCTTGATAAAGAAGAAGGATAACTATAATATATTGCCTAAAGAGATCGTGCTTGAGTATAATCCTGAAACTGAGCTCTGCACTGTCTCAAGGGATGAATTAAGTGTGGAAGCTAAGCTTAGAATCTTCGTAAACCAATACAAACACACAGATAGAGAGTTCTCTTTTAAGGACATTCAACTGCTGTGCAATGGGATTTCTACAAGATCGCTTCGTGCACAGCTCTCTACGACCCTTTTTAAAAGTGTTTTTTTAGTTGTAAGTAATAAGAGCAACAAGTACTTATACAAAATAAAGCATACTGCCCCAAACCTTTAAAAGGGGCAGTGCAGTGCAATGGTACATACTATATAAGGTATACATGACACACACTCTCAGATATCAGACAACTTTATTTTTTGCTGCCCTTGACATCGAGGGTAAACTAGTGTATACTTTAATTAAATTGGAGGAGTAATGATAGAACACCCCGAAGCACCAAAGCAGTCCCTTGGAGATGTAATTGATAAGCTGTCCATACTCATACGGAAAGTACAGTTTGGTGAGACTCAAGCCATGAAGGAGTTAGAGTATCTGCAGATTGCCCTTACTAATATGGGATATGATGGTTCTCTCATAGTGACCATAATTGAAGTGGCTCAGGCTAACTTTGAGATATGGGAGAGAGAGAACAAGCTAAGAAATGGTGGTGAAGATGAGTTTAGTTTGGCTGAGATAGGTAAGAGAGCTATTGAGATAAGGGATTTCAATAGGAAGAGAGTGAAAGCGAAGAATGAGATTAACCGCATAACGGAGCTTGGCTTTAGAGAGTTCAAGGTTAAACACAGAAGTCAATGCTAGTGGAGATATCGTGGAGATAACACCTAAGAAGTTAATAGCTTTTGAGAGTAAAGTTGCTAAACTCTTTAAGCAGAAGAAGATACGTGTCCCTATACACTTATCTGGTAGTGTAGATGGCTCCTATGAGAGGTTCTTGGTGGACCTCTTTACTAAAGTACGCCCTGTCGATTATGTATTCTGTACTTGGAGAAATCACATGCACTACCTGCTTAAAGGGGGTAGCGAGAAGAAGTTACTTGATGAGATACAAGGTAAGACTACTGGTATCTGTAAGGGTAAAGCGGGGTCTATGCATATCATAGATCACAAGCTGAGGTTTTACAGCTCAGCTATTGTAGGTGGTAACTGTGCTATAGCTGTAGGAGTAGCTATGGGGATTAAGAGGAATAAGGGTAAGGAGCATGTGTACTGCTTTATAGGAGATGGGGTTACAGATACAGGGTTCTTTTTTGAATCATTAAGATACGCTGCTAATCGATGGCTACCTATTACCTTTGTGGTGGAGAATAATGATAGAAGTGTTGATGCTAGTGTGGAAGAGAGATGGGGTAAGAATGTTAATACCGATAGCTTCTATAAGTATGTACGCTTTGAAGCTAAGTATCCACATGCAGGTATTGGAGAGTTCGTAGCGTTCTAAACAAAGGAGGAGATATGGGAGGAGGATTAAAAGGAAGTGGAGCATATGCTAAGTATGAAAGAGGTGAGTTACTCACAAGAGGTCAGGCTATACTAGCACATTGTTATCAGTGTAATGGTGGCCATACAGGGGGTCTGAGCGATTCTAAGGACTGTTTAGGTACTACCTGTCCATTGTATCAGTTCTTTCCTTATAAGGGAAAGTAGAACCCCTAAACGGCTGACGAAAGGATTACAGCATAATGAAATACAAAGATCAAATAACTAAATCAATGGTTAAGTTAGCTAAAGACCCTAAGGTAGTATTTGTGGGGTATAATACAGCTAAGGGCCACAGAATGTATGGCACCTTAGCTAAGATACCTAAGAAGAGGTGTATAGAGACACCTGTATGTGAGAACCTTATGGTAGGACTAGGTATGGGTATGAGCTTAAGGGGTATAAAGCCTGTAGTATGCTTTGAAAGGCATGACTTCCTACTCATAGCTATGGATGCTATAGTCAACCATATGGATAAGCTACCTGAGTTAAGTGGGTATCAGTTTACATTCCCTATGCTTATACGTACTGTAGTAGGGCATAATGAACCACTAGACCCAGGCTTACAGCATACACAGAACTTCACTAGGTTACTCAGAGACTTTACTAAGAACATATGGATAGAGCAGTTCAGTGATATGTTTGATGTAACTAAGTTCTATGATGGGTATAACTTTAAGGAACCAGCAATAACTGTGGAGTATAAGAGCCAATATTAACAAAGTCCAGGTCACAGCGGGGACAGGTATATGACTCTCAGTTGTATGCCCCTCCACAGCTAGGTAGGTTGATTTGTCCCCTACTCCTACCCCTGGGCACTATAAGGAGGAAGACATGGCAGACCCGAAGTATTATAAAGTACCAGAGAAAGTAGAAGTGAAGAAAGAAGAGCCTAAGAGGGCAGAGATAAACATGACACTTAATGCAGTAGTAGCTGTACTATATCTATTACATAAAGTACACATACTCACAGGTGGGCATATTAAGAGGTTACTTAAGTCTATAGAGACAGATAAGGACCCTTTAGATATGTTGAAGGAGTTGAAGGACATTGCAGGTAATGCTGAATGATTAGCAGGGAAGAGCTAAAGAAGCTCAGAAGCAGGCGAATCAGAAGCCTTTATAAAAAGAAGCAGCAGAAAAAAGTGGGGGAAGAAAATGATAAAAGCCGTAGACTACACGATGCTAAGCACCTTCCTGAGGTGCAGGCGTAGGTATTACTATAGGATGGTCAGACATCTTGTAGGTAAGAACCCACCCATAGCTGCTCTGTATGGTCATGCCATACACACAGCACTAGATACATGGTATAAGACTAAGGATGTTAAGCAGGCTATTGAGGTATTCAATAGTGAGTGGACAGACTTTGACTCAGATGATAAGAGGACATCTGTAGTAGCTAAGAAGATGTTAGAGCTATATGATGCACAGTATACTAACCAGAGTCTTAAGACACTAGAGATAGAGAAGTACTTCTCATTAGACCTTATACCTGACTTGAAGTACATGGGTAGGATAGATAAGATAGTAGAGTGGGATGGTGCTATATATACTTTAGATCATAAGACTACTACTAGATTAGGTATCACGTTCTTTAATAAGATAAAGCCTAACATGCAGTTTGCAGGTTATGTATGGGCAGCTCAACAGTTAGGGTATCCTCAGTGTAGTGGTGCTGTACTAGATGCATTACTAGTAGCTAAGGGGCTGACTAACTCATCACAGATTAGCAGGCTCACACCTGTAGCTAGAGATATATCTCCTGTGACTGTAGAGGACTTAGCTGAGTGGATAGATGATGTATATAATATAATAGAAGACCTTAAGAGGTGTTATGACTCTCAACGATGGTGTCGTAACACAGAGGGATGCTCAGACTTTGGTGAATGTCCTTATCGTAGGATATGTAAAGAGGATATAAACATAAGAGAAGCAGTAATCAAACAAGACTTCATCGAAGAGGTGTGGTCTCCTGAGAGGACACCAGATGTTAAAGATAAGGCGTGATGCTAAGACTATACTAGGCGCCTTCTATATGAATACTCGTGATCATGTAGAGTTCATAGCAGAGTATGAGTCTCAGCTGTATAGAGAGATGGAACGTAACAAGAGAAGTTTTAGTTGGGCTATTCAGAGGATATGGGTTGATGAGAACATCAACGATAACTATAAAGCGTTCTTTATATTTAGCCTGGGTAGAACATATGAAAATAACATGGGAGGGGAGGAAGATATATGATACCAACACAAGACTTCATCCTGTTGGAGAAACAGGAAGTGGCAACAGGTCTAGTCTTACCTGATAGTGCTAAGGACACAGTAGATGAGTCTACTATCTTTACAATATCAGCAGTAGGTCATGGATGTTACCAGAATGGCATACTCATACCTAATGAGTGCCAAGTAGGTGACGAAGTATTGGTGGCTAGCTATGCACCATTTAAGGTCCCTGGTGTAGAGAAGTCTATATTCATGGCTAGGGATAAGGATGTATTACTAATCTTAAAGCGGGAGGAGGTGGAATAATGGAAGAACTAAATTTGGAGGAGGTAAAGCCAGATCTAAAGAAGATCTTGCTGATAGGTAAAGAGGGTACAGGGAAGACTCACTTTATCAGTAGCATGCCTAAGCCTATTTATCTGTTCAGTTTTGACAAGGGTTATCTTACTCTAGCTGGAGAAGAAGGAGTGAAGGTAGGTCTATGTATGGATGATAACAGGTATAAGCCTACAGCATGGAAAGAGTTTGAGACTAAGTTTAAAGCTCTTATTGCTGGTGAGAAGTACAAGGGTAAAGATGGTAAGGAAGTACCTTATGCTACTATAGCATTAGATAACTTATCATTCTTATCTACATACCTGTTCGATCATCTACAGTATGTCAATAGTAATATTGATAAACCTGGTGGGTTCACTGTATACATGGCAGTGAAGTCAAGGATGAGAGATATCATTAATAAGGCTATACTATGTGCACCGTATGTATGTTGCACCACACTAGTTAAGGCTGATAAGGATGATATCACAGGTGAGATATTCTTCAACCCTGATATGGTGGGAAGTATCTCAGATGAAATAGGAGCATGGTTTGATGCTGTGTTCTATACCGAAGTAGATAAGAAAGCAGCTACAGGGGAGAAGCTGTATAAACTTATCACAGTAGGAGAGAGAAGGCAGAAGGCCAAGATTAGAGTACCGTCCAGTATATCTAGTAAGATAGCTAATGTGGAAGTACCTGATTTCAGGGTAATTCAAGATAAAATAAATAAACCATAAAGGAGGAGTATAATGGGATTAATTAATGTCAATCCAGATGCAGAAGTAAAAGGTAGTTTTGATACAGTAGCAGCAGGTAAGTATACAATGAGGATAAAGGAAGTAGAAGACAGAAACCCAGAGAAGAATGATTTGAAGTTGACTCTGGAGTTCGTTGACCCAGCAGCTTCACTTACTAACCTTGCAGGCGAGCCTTGTAAGAATGTAGGTAATCTATTTGACTATATAATGTTAGACCCTGCAAAGCAGTGGAAGCTTAGACAGCTTGTAGAAGCTGCTGGTCTCCCTTGGGCTAACCTAGATGCTGAAGACCTCATACAAAGAGAGCTTCAGGTTCAAGTTAAGTTAGAGGAGTATCAGGGCGAACAGAAGAATAAAGTCAGTAGATATATTATAGCTTAGTATCGGGACGGGGGGCAAGGGAAGGTGAGTTGAATACTCGCTCACCTCCTTGTTCTTATAGTTCTTTGAATTGGTCGGTAGTGGCGTTCTGGCGTCAGGTAAGCGATTAGAAACCGCACTACAATCCAGACATTACGGTAACTGAGCAAACGGTCTGAAGGAGCAGGGTGGGGAATCCCTGTCCAAGATATATCGTAGCCTCTCTTATCATTAAACCAACAAACAAGCGAAGGAGGAAAGTAATGAGATTCACAGTTAGAGAGAAAGCACAAGTAAGGAAACTAGCTAAGCAGGGATTAGGATCAGCAGCTATAGCTAGAAGAGTAGCAGAAATGTGGGGGAGACCTATAACACAATCCACAGTATACTATAACATCAAATCTTACAAGCACAGAACCAATGGTAAGAAGTGTAAAAGCAATGGTATGATAGCTTATATCAAACCACTCATGCAGATACTTAACACAGCAGTTGATCGTAAAGATTGGCCTGCTACTTTGAGTACGTTTGATGTGCTTAACCGTATAATAGTATCAGTAAATAAGGGAGGATAACATGGACACTAAGGAATTAGTAAAGATAGCGAAGACACACAGAGACGTACTAGTAGCTGAGGGTTTAACCAAGGCTGAGCTAGTCATGGCTCTAAGTCTCATCAAGGAGATGGTATTAACTGCACCCTCTGCTGAGACACCAGTACAATCAGTAACAGCACCTGTAGCACCATCACCTCCACCTGTAGTACACAGACCTGTGGAGTATGATGATAACCCTAACTCACCAGCATACGATCCTGCACCACCATTTGATATAGAGAGAGTACCACCTAGGGTGGAGACTACAGGTGCTATCCTAGGTAGAGAGGGAGAGGTATGTATATGTAAGCATTGTAATAGGATAGTATATACTATAGCTAAGGACATACGAGATAACTGTCAAGCTGATGCATTCTTGCATAGCTTCACACCATATGGTAAGTCACCTGCTATGCCTGAACGTATAGACATTAACAATGCAGAAGGTGTAATCAGTATAGACTGTCCTCTATGTGGGGATAGGAAGAAGAGCCTCATCCTTGTAGGTAAGGAGAAGCCCGCATCGAGTGGGGGTGTTATAAGTGTCTAAGCGAATAGAGGGAGTGGGGCCTTGTTGGAGATACGTGAATCTACAACAGTGGAGAAAGTCTGATCCTATGTATCAAGACGGACACCGTAATCCTAATTGGAAAGGTGGTGTTTCTAGATCTACTATAAGATGATATACCAAAGCTATCCTAGATTTGAATGGTATAAATCAGTATGTGTGCATGAGCTGTGGTAAGGTTAGTAAGATTAGACACAATGTACACCATAAAGATGAAGACCGTTTAAATGCTAGTATAGATAATCTAGAGGTTTTGTGCAGTCGTTGTTACAACTCAGGTTGGGTCGGTGCTAGGCACAAGCGAAAAAGGAGTGTGGAGAATGGGAGATTCAAAAAGAATTAGAGTTGAAGGTGTTGGTCCCTTAGATGCTAAGATTGTTATTGTTGGTGAAGCTTTAGGAGCCACCGAAGAACGAGAAGGACTACCATTTGTAGGTACTGCAGGTCGTATCCTAAATGGTATACTAGATGAAGTAGGTATCAAGAGAGAAGAAGTATATATAACTAATGTATATAAGTACAGACCCCCAGGTAATGACATAACTAAGGTAGATAAAGCTGAACTTGACGGTGCTGCAGCCGAGCTAGCCGAGGAGCTAACCGCCCTGCACTCGAAGAACATTGTAGTACCGTTGGGGTCTACCGCTTTGAATGCCACACTAGGACTTAAGCCCATTACCGCATGGAGAGGTAGTGTACTACAGAATGTAACAGGTACTAAGCATATAGCTACCTTTCATCCTGCAGCCATTGCACGTAACTGGAGCTACAGACCTATAGCTGTATGTGACTTCAAGAAAGTAGCTAAAGAGAGCCTCTCTTATGATACATATAGAATAGCACGTAATATGAAGGTCATGCCTACCTTCGAAGAGGTTGTTAAATGTTTAGACAATCTCATGACAGAGTTATATGTAGCCTTTGACATAGAGACAGAAACAGGACAGATCACATGCATATCCTTTGCTTGGAGTGGGACAGATGTCCTATGCATACCCTTCTGGTTGGGTAACAGTGGTTCATTCTTTTCAGAAGAACAGGAGATGGAGATATGGAAGAAGATAAAGGAGGTGCTAGAGAATCCAAACGTGTTCAAGATAGCACAGAATGCACAGTACGATATGACTGTCCTGAGGGATCTCTATGGTATATCAACACAAGGTTTATGGTTAGATACTATGATAGCATTCCATGCTTTATATCCAGAGTTGCCCAAGAACTTGGGTATGCTCTGCAGTCTATATACAGACGTGCCTTACTATAAGTACCAGCGTAGGACTGATAGTATGGAGGAGTTCTTTAGATATAATGCTATGGATAGCCTTGTCACATATGAGTGTGCTATGAAGATACATGCAGAGATGGAAGATGCAGGTGTAACAGACTTCTACTATGAACACATGCACTCTCTCATAGAACCACTGATGGAGATGACACGTAAGGGTGTGAGAATCAATACACCTCTACGTAAGGAAGCTATCAAAGACCATAAGAAACAGATAGAGGAGCTGACAGCAGGATTAGATGCTGAAGTAGGACACGAGCTCAACACAGGATCACACAAGCAGATGACAGGGTGGTTGTATGGTGAGCTGAAACTACCCAAGCAGTATAAGAGAGTAGGTAAGTCTCGTAAGATCACAGCAGATGCTGAGGCCCTAGAAAAGCTAGGTGCTATGCATGACATACCAGCATTGAATAGTGTGTTAAAGATACGAGAGTTGAAGAAGATAGTCTCTACATACCTAGACATCAAGTACGACAAGGACGGAGACGGTGAACGTGCTCGTACTGCATACCTCATTAGTGGTACTGAAACTGGTAGGCTCTCCTCTCATAAGAGTGTCTACAACACTGGTACTAACCTACAGAATGTACCCAAGGGTATAGCTCGTCAGATATTCATACCCGATGAAGGTAAGGTGTTCATCAATGCTGACCTCTCACAGGCTGAAGCTAGAGTAGTAGCCTTCTTAGCTAATGAGACTAGGCTTATCAATGTATTCAATGGTGGTGGTGACATACATCGTAAGAATGCTGCTGCTATATTTAGGAAGAAGGAAGAAGATGTAACTAAACGAGAGAGACAGTTAGCTAAGAAAGTAGTACATGCATCTAACTATGGTATGGGAGTGAGAACATTCGCTAAGCAGTTACACATACCAGAGAAGGAAGCTAAGGTACTCTTGAATCAGTACTTCGCAACATACCCCAAGATTAAACTATGGCAGATGCAGATAGCGTATAATCTGAAGCAGTCTCGTACTCTTATTACACCTCTAGGAAGGAAGAGGACCTTCTTCAATGAGTGGAGTCAGAGCCTACAGAAGGAGGGGTATGCATACATACCTCAGAGCACTGTAGCTGATATATTAAACATGGGACTACGGAGGGTATATGAAGAGTATAAAGGTACGGATGTTGACTTACTGTTGCAAATACATGACGCTATACTGGTTCAGGCTCCTGAACATAAGGTTCGTGAGGTCGCACAAAGGATTAAGGACTTGCTTACTATACCTGTGGAGATCAACCGTAGGACATTGGTTATTCCAGTTGATGTAGAGACGGGACCTAATTGGAATGAGCTTACTGGTTGAACTTAAAGAATCTCTTCTCGTAGTATCTCATCCTAGACTTAACCTTGGGGTCCTTAGATATCTCATACTCTTTACTAAGCAGTATCAGGTTCTCCGCAGCATCAATAGCTAGCCTCATCTTCTTGTCTTGCCGTCTATTATAAGCTGACTGCCTGGTTGCAAGGAATGTATTCCAAGCTTCCAGGCCAGCCTTAATAGCTCCAGCAATGGTAGCTGGCGTAGTCATGTTATGCCTTTAGTTTGTTGATAGCTGAACGTGCTGCACCAAGACCGAGAGCTCCTAGTATTGGTCCAACCTGCTCCCACGGTATAGCAATACCTAAAGCATCAGATATAACAGCTATACATGTGATCAAAGCTACAATGTAAGTCTTCTTACCAGTTAAAAATGCATCTATCTTTGCTAATATTCCCATCTTAAACCTCCTTTAACAAGTTCATCTTCTGTAATCTACCATACCTAGCTACAATATCTCTGCCTATGTCAGTACGATACTGTAGGTTCCTACCACTGATATGATGCTTCAGCGTCCTGTATATCCTCCGTGCAGCTTCGGCATGAGTATCCCCCCTTGCTGCAATATACCCCAGACACCCTGACTGCAATCCGCAGACCCACTCTCCAGATAGTTTGGTTAAATCTATTAGCCATGAATGTTTAAGGTTGGCATGTGATATGCCATGTATAACTTCAGGTACTTGTGGTTTACCTGCAGGGTATGGGTACACACTCACCATTACACCTGCTGCCCACTTCGACTGAGGTTTCATCGGTTTGGATAAGTTATCAAGAACTGATGTGAGTATAGCAGTCTTGTTCTTAGCTGTGTTCTCGAATATCATATATGAGTATGGTAACTGCATACTAGCAGATATATCATCTACGAACATCCCATCTTCATTACATACACATGACACACAGAAGGGACCTTGATGTGCTGACTTTCTAAGGAACCTCTCCAACGGATTACACACCTCTGCAAGCAGCTTATCAGCTCCAGCCCCGAAATAGGCAATGTAACCAGTCGATGGGAGAGTAACACCTAAGTCCCCTGTGAGCATCTTATGATAGTTAAACACTATAAACTTAGAGACAAACTCATTACCATTGAACCAAGTAACGATGGTAACTCTTTCACCTTTGGTATGGCCATCCGTCTTCTTATACCCTATAGCATCTATTATGTTACCCTTGTACTCATTGTCTGACTCAAGTAGAGCAGCCCAACTTGATGCACCGAGTAGCCTTGTACCCTGTTTACGTAGTTGGGGAGCTATCTTAGCATACTCCTGAGAGTCTGTGATAGCTATTGAGTAAGCTACCGTACCTTGGGCTGCTGTTGCTACTGTTACTGCATGTCCTTCATGTTCTAGGTGTGGTATGAATCCATTCGCACACCCACCCTTACTCAAGATGAGTAATCGCATACTACCTCCTCGCTTTATTGTTTATTCTCCGTGTAAGTATCCATAAACTTAGATTGTATAGACTCTATAGCTTCGTCTATGGGTTTGTCTAGTAATACAGCTCTTGCTGCTATTGTTGTTGATTTATCAAATATACCCTTAGCTACTGCACCAGTTGTAGGAGAGAACATCCTCTCTAATGCTCTATACATTATAGCTGTATTCTTAGGGACCATGTATGGAGCTGTTACAACTAATCCAGTCAGAGCCCCCATCTTAGCTCCCTCTGTACCTCCTGTAGCACCCCCTACAATACTACCTACACCAGCACCTATAACTGTTTTGGGTAAGAAAGCCTTAAACCCAGAGGCTAGTACAGTAGGCTTCTGTAACCAGGAAGCTGTAGCATAATCTCTTAAATCATTCATAGTCTCTAGAGATATATCAATACCCAATCGATCAGAGTTTTCTACTATATTAGTGATAGACTTTTTGTGATAATAATTAGTTGTATCTGTAGCGTCAAACAAATACTTAGACATATTCTTCATAACTGAATCTTTATCTCTACCTAAAAGATCACCAACATCATCATACAAATTACTAATATCTCTATAGTTAGCAAAGTCAGTTGACTTCTGTGAGTTCAATCCGTATCTATTAAAGATAGCATCTTGTACTTCACCTGTCATAGAAGTTATCTTTGACACCTTATTACCAGCGTGGCCAGCGTCAACCCCACGCTTCATCAATGTAATTGCAGTTAACGCCTTTTCATATTCTTCTACGAGAGCTGTTTTCTTCGCCAACATTTCTAACTCGGTGTCAGCTATTTCCTTAATTAATTTAGGGTTAACAGGGCTACCAGATTTCATAATTTGATCAAATCTAGCTAGCTCTCTAGCATCTTTGTTAAGCCTCTCTATAGTTTTAGCTAACCCATGCACACTTCGTTTCTCATCTAGTGTGACATCTGTAATGGCATACCTCTGCAATATCTTATCTGCCTCATCAGCTAATCCACCCATATCAACATCAGATAAATGTGTAGCAGCTTTGTTCTTAAGCGCTGTAGTCTTCTGCCCCAAGAGGCCCCTAGCTTTTTTGAGTGGTGCAATAAACCCCTTCTCTATTGTATCAGCTAATTTATCATACATCTTAGAGTTCCTAGCTATGTTAGATATCTTAGTCCAGTTACCTTTAACCCACTCTTGCATAGGTTCTGTCATTGTAGTGACGTTAGATAACATATAAGACTCAGCAGTGTTAACACCCTTCTTGATAGCTGCTCCTATACTCTTAACTACAGGTGTATTACCCACAAACTTAGCAACACCCCTAACACCAGAATCAACTACACTAGCTCCACCAGCTATGGCAGCTTCTCTAGCTATTCGGTTGCCTATACCAGGCTCTGTTATATCTGAACCTTTAGCGAAGTCACTCTCTTGTAAACCAGGAGTTCTTCTAGCTATGGCACGCATGATATCTATGTTCTTAGCTCGTAGCTCAAATCCAGCTTGTACTAAACCCCCAGTTAAAGCTGAACCTCCAGCAGCTACCCATGGATTACCTGCAGCTAAACCTGGTAGTTCACCAGCTAATGCCCCAGCCATCTTACCGCCTTGGACACCAACAGTCTCAGCTGTATCAGCAACAAACTCTCGTCCACTACTGAAGGGGCCTGGTTTATCATAGTTAGGGTCAACACCGCTACGCATCATATAAGCTTTCCTTTTGTTTTCATCTGGATAAGCAGCAGCACCATATACTCTACGTGCTATAGAGGGCTGTTTCAAGCTCGTTGAAGTAGACTCCTCCCTTCGACGCTGCAAGATACTTTGAACAGCTGTAGACGTAGTACTCTTACTTAGCTGCTCTTCACGACGTCTAGCTAATATCTCTTGTACGCCCATTAGAACCTCCTCCCAGCCTGTAAGTCCTCTTGATATAATAGCTCTTCAGCAGCTTCTCTTGTTAAATTACTATCAGCTGACAGCATCTCTTTAATCCAACGCTCGTCACTAGCAGCTTCAGACTTTATCTTACCATTAAACTCTTTCCTACCACTCTTAGTGAATAACTGGTTATAAAGATTATCTACCTGTGCTACATCACCACTATTAAGTATACCATCTATATGTTCTATAAGCAGTATGTTAGTAGACATAGGCACCTTCAGATCAAACAGAAGGTTTTTAGCTGCGTCCTTATCTTTGTCACTAGGTCTACCTCTATTTAGGTATGATGCTATCTGCAAAGCTAGTCCATCTACTACTCTCTTTATAGCTTGTGTTGCAGGCATCTTACCTAGCTCTGAGCTTAGTCCTTGTGCCCAACCACGTACCTTAGCTCCTGCAGCAGATTCATTAGATGGTCTTCTACCCTCAGACCAAGCATTGAAGAACAATGACTTACCAGAGTTCCAAGAGTCTTTGATGGGTTTAAGCTCTCGTTGCTGTTTAGCTAATGCTATACCTTCTGACTGTTGTATAGCATTCTGTATAGCTATCTGATCCCCACTACGACTACCCAAGTTGATACTATTACCAGATATGTTTTTAAGGTATGCATCATTTTGTCCCCCTGGCCCAGCTGCACTGGGTGGTGCATTATTTAACTGTCCTGCACGTTGCCCATTAGTAAGTGATTGATAAAGACCAGCCTGTGCTATATCCTTCTGAGCTCCTGCACGTTTACCTACACCTTCAGCAGCTTCCTTAGCAGCACCAGTATCACCTAGACCTGACCCCTCCTTAGGGGCACAGTTAGAATAAAACTGTACTACCTGCTCTAAGCCTGGGCGCATACTTTGTTTAGCAATTGATCTATGTACATTTTCCCAAGCAACTTTACCCGTCTTATCAGTATGTGTCTTTATGGTAATACCCCATAACTTCTCACCAAACTCAGCGTAGTGTACATCACGTTCAAGCTTAAGCTTATCTGCATCAGTCTGCGCCAGCTTAGCTTGTATCTTGAGACGTTCTTTCTCTGTAGCCATCGTGTTACGTATCTCTTTAGCCTTCAGCATCATCTCTTGCTGTTTTTGCAAATCTGCCATGAAGTCCTGAAACCCAGTATCTTGTTCTCTTTGTATTACTTTTATTCCCATCTTAGTCTCCTTTCAGGACTTATCCCGCAAATGCAGTGGGTATGTTCCATTGTGATCCTACATTAACACCACCGCCAGCTACTCCTCCTGTACTTCCTGCTGTGCCTGCTGTTCCAGCTGTTGCCATATTACCTACTCCAGCAGTTAACATAGAAGTACCAGCCATCATCATTCCTTTACCAACACCACCACCTATGTAAGCAGCAGCACTAGGATTATCTTCCTTCTCAGCTATCATATCAGTAACACGTAAGAAATCAAGAGCCCTATCCATGTACTTTCCTTGTTCCTCTCGTCCCCTGATCCATTCCTTGTACTCAGCATTTAAACCTAACTGCTTTATCTGTCTAGGAACCTCTAGTATAGTCTGTGCAGTCTGTAATGCTCCAGGGGCAGTCTTCATATAGTTCATAGGTGCTTCATACTTAGCTGCATATGCTAGCTTAGCCCTCTCTGCTACAAGTGCATCATTCATTCCTTGATAACCTTTACCCACTGCACCAGCTCTAGCACCACCCCAATATCCAGCACCACTAGGACCAGCATATGACTCTTGTATCTCAGGTAGTATATCTTGTTTAAAGTTCTTCATTGCTGGGTTGTATATGGCGTCCTTATAATATTGCTCGGGGAACTCACCCTTCATAATCTCATTACCATAGTCACCTATCTGCTGACCCATTACACCAGCTCTATTCATATTAGCAGTTTCAGCGTCTGACATAGGTGCAGTGAAGTCTCCTGTGTACTTACTAATTTCATCTCCACGTTGCTGTATTCTAGCGTTAGCCCACTGAGCTACCTCCATGTTACCTTGAGGGTCTTCATACTCCCAGTTAGCATCTGCCTTAGATTTAGCGTCTAAGTATTTACTACCTCCGGATACAGCCCCCCCTACTACTACTGCTCCTACAGCTATCCAACTCATATTACTCTCCCTTCAGTTTAGCTACATCCTCATATGATATGTGCATTTCGTCAAAGTCTTTCGCTATGATCTCTTCTTCTACCTTATCTAAGGATGTCTGCTCTGTAACATGAACAGTGATCCATATTGTATCCTCATGTATATATAATATCCTCTTTGTCCCAGGCTCTGTAATACCATGGAAGGGTGCTTTTATTCGCAGTATACCTTCATCAGTCATCACAGAACATCTACCTCGCATGACAAAGTAAGGATGCTTCTTCTTGTGTATCTTACTAGTTATGAGCATACCCGCAGGCATGTGTATCTCTCTAACATATGCACCATCTACAAAGGTGTGCTTCAAAGGACAAGCTGCGTCACCAAAGACAGCACCTGGAAGTTGAGCAAGCTTTTCCTCAAATGCCATTATACCACCACGTACCTTCTCTTTACTTATAGGTATTATCTTTACTGTTTGTAAATCCATTACGCTAGTCCTGTGATTAATCCATCAGTTACTGTTACTGTACCCCCTGCGCTATCATCAAATGTACCCGATGTAGCTGTGTTGATTATAGACATAACTACTGTATCATTATCTACTAACTGTGTATATACCTTCTCTATGTTCTCTGTTAAGCGCATAAGGTAGTCCTTGATTTCTTTATCAGCCAAGGGTGGTACTTGTACTATGAACGTCTTCCTTCCGTGTAGTAAGTTAACACTCATTATACCTCCGATCCTGGTACGAACTCTACCTTAACAAACCTGTTCTTGACTACTTCATTTGTACCATCGTTGACAAGCCTGACAGCAAAGAGCTCACTGGTTATGTCTACATCCCACTCGTATATCTCCCAAGTGTTAGTAATAGTCTTAGCACCTTCGGGACATTGTACCCAGGACTGTGAGCCATCTATAGAGTACCAAGCTGTGACACTACCATAGCCCATAAGCTCAGCCTTAATGGTGAGCCACCTAGACTTACTTGTACCATAGTCACTCTTATCATAGTACTTACCTGTACCAGCATAAGCAGGGTCTATATCACCCTTAGCAGATAGATCCTTCGTATCAAATGTAAAGGTCTGTGCTGCTGTAGCACCTGTATTATATATAGAGTATACTGACTTATCCATCTTAGCTACTTTACCTGCAGAGTCACCCATTAAGTATGTGGGTGCTCCAGCCTTAACAGTCATGTCTCCGAACTTCCAGTTCTGTGCTCCTATGTTTCCTACTAGCTCCCCTATAGTGATTGAGTTAGCTCTAGTAGTTCTACCTGTTGCTGTACATATTCTCGCCGACTTAAACCATTTATACCCATCACCTACTTTACATACAAAGCATGTGTTAGGGTATGTAGCAGTATCAGTAGGTACATACACCCTTAGCTCATTGTCCTCTTTGATGAACTGCATGTGTGCATATGTCATAGCATCAGGATTGATAGTACCTACATACATGTTCTTAATAGCATCACTGATAGGTGTAAGTTCTCTACCACCTCTGTACTCATAGATACCTTCTCTAGTAAGTACATAATGTATAGCATCATTAGTAGCTACACATCTACGTGTAGGTATATCTAGTCCTGTGATCACCTTAGTAAACCTATACACATCTGTACCACCTACCCACTCTTGTACATGTATGCTACCTTGAAAGTATACAACTACTGCACCACCACCGATAAGCTCAGCAGTTAAGAGGTCTCCTTCACCATCTTGTACATCTACAAAGTTAGCAGTACCCTCAGTCAAGTCAGTAGAAGTATGACCGAGTAGACCTACTTTAGTCCAACGTACTCTTTTAGCTGATTCAACACCCGCTTCCTGTGTATGATAGAAGTTAAGATGATTAGCGAATGATACTACTGCATATGCTTTCAATGTACTAGATGATGCTGCAGGCCATGCTGTACCTGTAGAGTTATATGCAGCCTTGTACTGTACCATATCTGCATTATTCACATAGAACATATTAGAGTTATGCATCTCAACATTGAAGAAGTCACTATCAGTACCACTATATGCTTGACCATCATTAGACCCCCAACCAGATGCGGTAGATACATAGTTAAACATACCTGTTTTATTAAAGGCTTGTAGCTTAACAGCCTCAGGAAACACTGCTTCATATATAGCTAGTACAGGTAATGCAGGTAGCTGTGTTGCTGTTGCTCCTAAGAATGCAGATGTACCATACTCCTTCTGCACCACACCATAGTATGCATTACCATTACCTATGGTAGGCACACTACGAGCTGGTATCATTGAGCCTGTTAGTCTAGTCTCTATACCATCTATAGGTGCTATAATCTCAATTGCTATCTTACGTTTTGGCATATTATACTCCTAGTGGTATCCAATGAAGATAAGAATGTGTTCCTTTTACCAATGTAGCCTGCCAGTAATCGCCCCTCTTTACAGGGATACAACACGATCCACCACTAGCAGACGGTGAATCATGATAAGCTACAGACCTACCCCGTTCAGTAGTAGGTGGAGTACCATCGTCACTAAACACAAGTACCACTGAAGAGTCTCCAGCCGTAGCAAGAGCAGCAACAGAAACAAACCCATCTGCTGTAGTTAAATATGGGGTGTCCACAGCTAAGGTACTATTCCAAGTACCTAGAGCAGCTGATAATACAGCACCAGCACCTGTCCATTCTGGAGCAGCCGTAGTAGTATGTGATATAAGTACCTGCGCATCTGTAGTAGCTGCAGCTAATACCTCTACGGCATTAGCATCAGCTGAGTTAGCTATAACTATACCACCTTGCGTACCCGTGGTTATAATAGATAATACATTGTTAGAGTTAACTATCACAATCTCACCGCCTGAGGAGTCTACATAACCGAAGGGATAACCATCACCACTACTACCAACAAATAAACCCCCAGCCGTAGTCCCTGCCATTGTAGGAGCAGCAGTCTGTGCTTGGAATGTAATGAAGTTATGGTGTCCTGCTTCATTGGTTGCTGTCTGACTATCAGGCCATACATGTTCTATCCTCATTCTAGCACTAATACCTACTCGCAGGTCTTTGTTGTAATCATCTATCTGATTTGCTACTGTGTCATTTGATGGCACAGTCTCATTCCATGCACTACCATCTCCTAAAGCCATATTGTTACCCTCCCATTATAGGGGCTAATGCTATCACCATACCGATGAAAGCTTCTTCCCTGTTATCATCAAATTCATACCTTTGGTTTCCTGCTAGCATTATCAAACCAACGCATAATACAACGTGCGAGCATGCGAGCCAAGGCGTAGTATATAGTATAGGTAATGCAGCAACAGAGTATAATAATCCACATAGTCCCCTCATAAGGTACTTGTTTTTAAGCCACGAACCACTTCCGTATGGTACGGTAAACGAACCGAACAGCAAGACCCAAGCCAATGCAGCACTTAAGTATTGTCCGTTGAACAATGCCGATAAACATATCAAAGTCGGACATCCTAACCTCCTTATCGCTTTTGCATTTTTAAACCCACCTTTACCACCTATCCTCCAGGCTATACCACAAAGGGCTATTAATAAACATTGTATGTACCAGGGCATACTACCTCCTTAGCTATCTGTCAACATAATATAATATGTTGTGCCGTTTATTTCAGTTGTTAGCTTATGACTAAATTTTTCTTCTGCCGCATCTTCAGTCACTGTACCAACAAGGTTCAACCAAGAGTTGAATGTGCCAGAGTTAGCTAATACACCAGCCACAATGTTAGGACAGCTATAAAGATTAAGTACTGTGTTAGCTGTAATAGTTGCATAATTAGCTGTACCATTCGTAGTAACATTTATACTGCCCCCATACACATTAACTGTGGGCGTTAAAGCACCTGTTGTTCTTGCAATATAGAAACCATTAGATGTAGTGGAAGATGTACTAGCTACGGTTATATTACTATTATGTAAATTTATAGTACCCATAGCATTCCAATAAACAGCGTGTTCTTGCAGACAAGCACCAGAGGTTAATGTTAGGTTACAATTATATAGGTTAGCATCTGAATCTACATTATAAGCATATATACAGTAATTCTGATTATTACCGTTACTAGCTGTACTCGCAGTTACATTTATATCTGTGTTGTACATAAGAAGGTCACCAGCAGCTGTAATCATTCTGATACCACTAGAGTAAGTAAGTGTAGCACCAGCATAAGTAGACACAACATTTACAACTGTGTCTCGTATCTCGAAGTTGCCGTCAGCTATATTAATAGCATGAAGCTGATTTATCGCAGCGGCAGTACTAACATTAACTATACAATCATCTACATAGTTATAATCAGTTGCAGCATCATTAGCTGAATTAATACCAAAGTGAGTATTTGCTGTAGCTGCTGTCACATTTATAGTAAACCCCCTAAGCATACAGCCACTAGACGTTCCGAAAGTTACAGCGTTAGCATTAGCTTGAGTAATGATTGTATTTGTCTTACTACCAGTAGCTATTATATTAAGATTATCTAAATCATAAGTAACGGTTTCTGTGTATGTTCCCTCAGCTACTAGTATTGTATCTCCAGCACTAGCGTTATCTATACCTAATGTTATAGTTGCGTAGTCACCATTGGGTCCTACGGTAATGACATCAAGATTTTCACCAGCACCAGCACCAGCACTGGGAGAAACTTGAAATGTAGGAGCTTGATTTATACCATTAGAGGTAAGTACATGTGTAGCAGTACCCACAGCTACCGTATCAATAACACCAGCAGCACTCCAAGTGATAAGCTCTCCAGCTGTACCGTCAGCTAGCTTAGCTATCGTTAATGCCTTATCAGCTATAGCTGTAGCATTACCCGAAGAGGTGACTACACCTGTAAGATTAGCATTAGTAGTTACTGTAGTTACTGTATCAGATAGTGTAGCTCGTGCTACGTGTAGGTTATCTACCTTAGTAGTTGAGGTTATTGCAAACGGTGCAGTACCAATAGCTAGGGTTGAAGTTATCGCACCCGTAGCACTTAAAGTACTAAAGGCTCCCGTACTTGCAGTAGCTGCCCCTACAGTAGTACCATCTATTGATCCACCATTGATATCTACAGTAGTAACAATACCTAAGTCAGCTACTGTC